TTCGAAAATAAACATCGACTTTTCTAAGATCATCTAAATGAATATCACAGACATAATTATGTTCATCACACCATTCCAATGCAAGGTAATGAAAGTCTTCTTCTCCCATAACCCTCTTGATCCCATAGGAACGGACAAAAGATGACATTATAAAATTCCAACATTTAATATTAGTGTGCTGTTCCATTGCCGTCATAATCGTCAGAATCGTAGTAGTTATTTTCACCTTTTCTTATCCCAAAATAAATGGTAGCACATACAAATGGTAGTGCTCCCCAAAGCAAAACATCAGCAAAAATCATTTGAAAAACACCTTTAATCCAAAAGAAGTTCTTCCATCTTCAATTTTTTCTATTGCAGCAAGATGTTCGGCATAAATTTTAAAATCTTTACCATATTCTACACCTAATGATACCAGTGGACCATCGAAATTATCATTATTATCAAAATCAGAATTATTAATGCTGATACCAGAATAAACAGTAAGGTCATTAATTGGTGCAAGAAATTTAACACCAGTATGATTTATACCTGGATAATCTTTACATTGCATGGGCGATGAAATATGTTCAGCAAACAATCTAATGTTTGTATGAATGTCATATTCAATACCAAAAGAACCCATAGGTTCTTCAAAGTTTATTTGGGCATTATTATCCCAAGGATCAACATTAAGTGCAACATATGTTCTAACCGATTCTGGTGTGACTTCACCAATCATAATTGTTGCAGCAGTTGCTAGCAAAGTGTTTACTCCGACACAAATACTCATCTTACTTCATGACCTCCAAACATTGCTCTCATACCATTCAGGACTTTGTTTGCGAATCGTCCAAGGTTTCTTGATCCGAAGCGTTCATATAATGCAGTAGATATAACAGGTGCGGGTACACCAAGATCCACAGCAGCGTGAACAGTCCAACGACCCTCACCACTGTCTGATACTCCTCCATCGAACTTGCTAAGCTCTCTATCGCCCCGTAAAACATCAGCGGTAAGATCAAGTAACCAAGACCCAACCACAGAACCACGACGCCATAACTCAGCCACCTCAGAAACGTCAATATCATAGCAATAATCTTTTGGATTGTCCATTGGAGCAACTTCAGCATCACCTGCAGCAACGTATGCTGCACCAGAATTTGCTTCATGCAAGATATTAAATCCTTCTGCATATGCTTGCATGATTCCGTATTCAATTCCATTGTGTACCATCTTTACAAAATGACCTGCTCCTGAATCGCCACAATGCAACCAACCTAACTCAGATTGCCTCACGAAATCGCCATCTCTAGTCCTTGGGGCAGCGGTAATTCCTGGGGCAAGTGCATTAAAAATGGGCGCACAAGTGGCGACTGCAGTATCTCCGCCCCCAACCATAAGACAGTATCCACGCTCCAGACCATAAACACCACCACTAGTACCACAGTCAATATACGCGATGCCGAATTTAGATAACCGTTCTGCCCTGCGTCGAGAGTCTTTAAAATTGGAATTGCCATGATCAATAATAATGTCGCCTTCACGACAATATCGTAATAAGTCATTGATTGTATCCTCTACAGTTTCTGCTGGCACCACCATCATAAACACTCCTGGTTTTCTGTTAGAAGTTTTATAACTATGCACTATTTGAACAAGGCTTTCCAGAGAAGTGGTATATCCACTGATATAACCCTTCTCATATTGTTCCTCAGCTTTCTTAGCATTGTTTCTGTAACCCCAAACTTCGTGTCCGTTTTTGATGAGACGGCGGGACATACCTTCACCCATTCGTCCCAATCCAATAATCCCTACTTTCATTTGATTAATTCCATTGCTTTATGTAGTTCCTGATAATGCTGAATTTCGTCATTCATTATATGCCAAATATCTTTATCATTCCAATCCTGATAAGTCAGGTAATGTGCGTATGTCTCAGCAGCGTGCATTTCTATTTCATACGACAAATGGTATGCAGACTTAGGAGCCAACCAATAATAAACCACATTGATCCAATAATAGACAAGAACGAGGTGTCTGGCAAAGAAACGATCAATCCAATAAGTATTACCACCCCTACTTTCCATATATTCCAAATGTTCTGTTTCATTGACTGTTTGTGCAAAGTGCTCTTTCATCAAATATAAATGTTCTGGACCCTTTAATCCTAAGGATTCTCTTAAATGTAAAACACTCAAAAAAGCAAAATAAGGTGCTCTTGCTATTTCTTCTAAAACCCAAAACCTTTGAAAAAATCTACCCCTATAAAAATAATCGATAATTGAAATTGTAACTGATAAAACATAGTTGTTAAAGGATTTCATAAATCTCCTCCGTTTTTAATTCCAATAATATAACCAAGAAGTATTCCACTCAACCATGCAATATAAAGATAAAGCACAGTAGAAACAAATTCAAAAAACTCACTCAACTCCATAGTCTTCATCCTCCTCATATAAAGGACAAGGTTCTTGAAATAGATAATCTATTTTAAGTTGATTAGCTCTTTCTATAAGTTTTTTGTAAAACTCTTTTTTTTCATCCTCGTTCATTTATCTCTTAATAAGTTCTCTAATTGTTTACGAGCATTATTCATCTTATGCTTTTCACGTTCGGAATGTCTATATCCATTCTTTTCATGAAAAATAAAGTGACCTTGACAGAACATGGTTATCCCAAAAATTAATGCAAGGACTATGCCTATCCATTCTAAAATTATAATGTTATTTTCAACCATGGCAGTAAAGGTGGTATTACTCCAATGAGTCTAAGAAGACCCTCAGCAAAAAGTGCAAGAACAACCCAACCAACACACATACTGATAATTCCAGCATTACGATTATGTTTTCGTATGGCATTATCAATCATCTCCTGCACTTCACTACGACTTACATAATCATTATATGGATCCATCATTCCGATTCTCCAATTTATCTCCAAGAATTTTTGATAAAGGATCAATTTCACCCTTTACAATTGCACATGCTCTCGTATAAAACATATTGTTTGTATTTCCAGATTCTTCGAAAGTCTTTTTGACTCTCACCCAATTATTATAGGTGTGTTCGTCCATAAGATTTTATTTGAAATACTTACTAGCTATACTAGTCAGTATTTCAAAAGTGTCAACTTTGTGTTGATATGCACAAAGTGTTTAAGAAATTATAAAGTTTTTTAAACGGAGAGTGAGAGAATCGAACTCTCAAGGGCTTTAACACCTCGACGCTTTTCAAGAGCGGTTCCGTCACCTATCGGATTGACTCTCCTTGTTCATCGAACCTCAAAGTCCAATTTACGAACTTTGCGTTGTCGTCTTTGTTCTTGCCACTCAATATCTTGTTGTGACAAAACTCCTTTTTTATTTTGGGATTGATAGGAGTTTAGCATAACAATATTCGACAAGTCAAGTGCAGAAATTTTATCTCCACGTATTGTTGCCATATTTGGACAACCACAAGAAACTGTTTTATTCTGATGCCCCTCCAACTCCCTACCACAGGAGCGGCATCTAATTTTTATATTATCCATTGTATTGTTCTAAACTTCTTCAGTTTTTCAATTATTTATCTAATATATATTCCACAGTATTAGCAACATCATTCATTGCCTCTCTCAAATCTGGTTGCTGACCAGAATGACACTTGGAAGAAGTAGGTGAACCTTTGATAATTTCTTCACAAAGAGTCCATCTCCATTGCCCCATACTTTTAGAATACCATAGATTAATCTTCATTAAAATTTTCCCGACCAATCAACTTATATATTCTCTGCATCTCACAAGTCATCTGTATATTTTCTTTTTCCAACTGCTCTATACGATACTCTAAATGCTCTATAACATCATAGAGATTAGTAAAAGTTTCTTTTTTAATTTTCTTTTTCATCAATCATAAACTCCAACATAACTCCTACACAACTCTTTATTCTTTTTACAAAACTGAAAAACATAAGAGTCAGCATCAATTTCCATAGAATGATGTGCCTGATTATGAAGAATTCCAATTAAAAATAAAGATCCACATATCATTAAATTGATATGAGTAATTGGAGATAAGAAAATCTGTTTAAATTTAACATAAAAAAAAAGGACCCTCGTTAGAGGATCCCGATTTTTTTATCTGATTGATTATCAGAAACGATAGGTGAGACCAGCCTTGGTTCCATAACCGGTGTCGTCATCACCAGTCAGGAAGGAAACTTCACCATATGCACTGAGATTTTCACTCAGATCAACACCAAGACCTGCCTTACCAGAGAATTCAAACTCACTCTCTTCACCGTCAACGGCAACAATTGCAGGACCACCTTGAACATACCAAGAAGAATTTTCACCAAGCGCACCCTCATAACCAACATGATTATCAATGACAGTTCCAGAATAGTCAGAACCTACCCAACCACTGTTGGCTTCGATGTTGACGTAGGGACCAGCCATTGCAGGAGCAGCAACGACAGAAAGAGCTGCAACAGCAGCAAAAGTAGATTTGATCATTTGTTAATACCTCGTTATTTTCTCGCAGAATAATGTACCTGCGGATGGAAAGAGACTCGACGTGTCTCTGTTTAAACTTCGTGATTCATCGAGTAATTGAGGATTCATCACTCGGTTATTTATACTATATCGGGAATAACCCGAAGCGGATAACCGGAATCGAACCGGTGACTGGAGCTTGGAAGGCTCTGATTTTACCCCTAAACTATATCCGCAAGTGGTGAGGGATTGCTCCCTCAACGCATCTTCCTTCACACGGACAGGAGTATCATAAGACAGAATGAGTATTCTGTCAAGAGCCCCCAGCGAGGATTTGCACCCGCGACTATCGCTTACAAGGCGATTATTTTAACTGCTAAAACTATGGGGGCAGTAAAGTTATTATAAAGGAAAATAATTATTTGTCAAGGGTTCTGTGATAGGGGATCGTTTGCCTTTTCTTCTTTTTTGACCTTGAAGTAAAGACTATAATATCTTTTCTTCATTTCGTCAATAGTATCCAAGTCTTTACCAAAACCCATATATTTG